CCATTATACATAAGGAATCGGTCAATACCGACCCAATAATAAATTCCATCATATTCAACAACGCCTTGTGAGGAAAGAATAGAGCTTTCATCACTAATTGTATCAAAGCTAAAAATTGTTGTGCCGGCAACATAAGATACGCGAATTAAGCTATCTAGGCTCCAAAGCAAACCAGACGGTGAATTGGCTGCGCCACCTCTGGTTGGAAGCCCATACACAATTTTTTGTCCTGTGACATTGGCAGTTCCGCCACCGCTAAATGCAGTCCAATTTGTGGGGTCAGAGGGACTTGACCAAGCCACCAAACCAGCTGAGCCATAAGCCATAACGTATGGATACAACACCACAAATCCACCTGAAACAGATGGAGAGGATGGCCCTGTTGTAGCAACGGGAATAGAAAAACCAGACCCAGTGCCGCCAATTCTAGATGTGGCAGCTGATAAAACATCTCCGACTGTATAGTTAATACCGGCATATGTAAGGGTAACAGATGTAACACCACCGCCAGATACAACTATAGTTGCAGTTGCCCCAGACCCAGTTCCGCCAGTTAATGGCACATTTACATAAGTTCCTGTTGTATATAGCGTTCCAGCTGTAATAGAACCAAAAGTGTAAATCGAACCAGCGCCTAAAACAGTAAGCTGTGAGCTACTGGTCATGTCACCGATATAAATATTTCCAGTTGTTGTATTAGAAATATCATTAATATTTGGAGCGGCGTGAGCAAGAATTGATGATTTTGTTGTTACTGGGTCAAATAACGTATCAAACTGCCATTGATTATAATCTGAGGCAGGCAAAGATGCGGGTGTTCTGTCAATCGCGGCAGAAGCTGTGCCGTTAGTCGTTGAAATGGTTACTTCTTGCAAAAATCCAGATGTTCCAATGTGCGTATATAAATTATTATTAGCAAGAAAACTGTGCATACCCCTTGCTGGGCCATTAAGGGTTTCAGTAAATTTATTGTAACCACGCATTTTTCTGGGAAGTTTATTTTGAAAACGAACCCATTGACCATCAACGTAAAAATCACCCTGAAAACGTGTTCCATCACGTTTAATTCCGGGCAGTGATTCAATATGGACCGTTTTTTGAGTCATTACCCAAGACCTATTGCATAAATAATAGCTTCGCTTTCAGTTTGCGATGTTGAATAAACATCCAAATATCCTCGCGCCGCTGCTGCATCTGTGGCCGTAAACAAATTTGCGCCAATAGCACTTGCCCCCAGTGATGAAAGGGCAGACGCGACCGTTGTAGCAGTAAACACACCAATACCAATGGAGGTTCCGCCAAGATTAATTCTGGCTCCACTGGCATTAATTGCGCCAGTACCACCATTAGCAATAGAAATTGGCGTGGAAATGCCTTGTGTAGAGGCATTAATCATGTCGGTGCCATCACAATACAAAATTTGATGCTGGTTTTGGTCAACAGTAATGCCAGCTCCAGATGTTGTTTTAAGTGTTAATGTATAAGCACCTGTTGTTGAATTATTAACCCAATATTGTTGTACGGTTGGTGGAACATAAACAATCATATTGCCAGTCAAAGCACCTGTAAATTTATAAGCTGTTTTATTTTGCTGTGCCGTTGTTAATGTATATGTTCCAGACGATGGCAAAGCTATAGCAGTATAAGTAAAGGCAAAGTTAACATTTTGCCCAAACCCAATTGTATAAAATGCCGTACCATCTGAAACAATAGTGCAAGAATCAGTTGGATTTGCTGTTTTAGATGAATTTCCATCAATTAAATACGAACCAGTACAGGCGATATTTAGTGCCCCGGTTCCAGAATTTCTTACCTGTATAAACCAATTTGCGCCAACAAGAGCTGGGGATGGTAGCGTTAAAGTTCCTGAGCCACCATTCCAATTTAAAAGTGAAGCACGGTCCGTAGCCCCTGTTGTATATGTCGAATTAAATGTTGTTACAGGAAGAGATTGAGCCAATTGCGTCGAAATGGCGACCAATCCAGCTCCCGCCAAAGCAGCGGCATTTGTAGTAGAAACGCTTGCTCCATACCGCAGGGTCTGCCATGTGCCAGCCGCTGTCGAATTGTCTGTAATATAAATTTGCCACAATTCACCAGATGCGGGAGCAACAACAGTCGTTCCATTAGCATTTACTATGTTAACCGTATTTGGCCCAACATTGTTAAAAAGTATAGTTTGCCCTTGGGCTGCAAGATTTGCGGCTGGCAAATAAACCTTTAGTCCACTTACTGAAGCGTTTAAATCAATAATGCGGGCAGCGATATTTGTGCTTGCCGTTGTGTCCAAAGGCCAGTTAAGGACCATATCTGTCGAAAAATTAAGGGCATAATAAGATACATCGCTTGGATATATCGTTGAACCACCAAATATGTTTGTATAGCTCATGTTATGATCCAGTCCTTATTGCTGCGCGGTCGATCATGCGCTTCAAATCTTCATTGTTTATCGCTTGCAGTGAGCGATCATAAAATCCTTGCCAAACCTGAATACGCTCATCATTTTTAAGGAATGGTGTGGCTTCAAGCAAAGCACCATAAAGTATCAATTGTGGTGCATATTCTGTCAGCCAATTTGTCTGGACAATATCGCTCAGCAAGGGAGGAAGTTCATAATAAAGCACCTCAAACGGATAATTTTGGTTAGGAGTTGGGCCAATAAGCCAATTATTGTAGTTATAATCAGCGTAATACTTGGGTTGATCCGTCAGCGCCTCATTGGGCCAATAGTTGCGGACATACTCATAAGAGCGAGCAAACAGTGGCGTTCTTGTGGTGTTACCGGTGCCTGTGCCAAAGTTAATGGATACTGTGCTTTTCCAACGATCTGGTTTTTGATAAACAGATGTTCCGGCAACCATTGTATTAGTCAAAGCAACAATAAAGCCTTGAATCTTCAGGTCTGTCGCAATTCTGCGCTCAGCAAGGGTAATAAGGCGTGGAATTTGCTGATAAACGATAGGATCGACGGCGGCAGAATAACCACGTTCGAGATAATTACGAACGTCGCTCTGCAATTCCGTAAAAGTCATTCCCGTTTGAGAAACCATTTACCCTATCTCCTAGCGGCACTATAGCACCAATTTTTACTGGTTGCACCAAGCATCTCGCCGTGCATTGCCAATTCTTATCTCGGCAATTGTCTCTTTTGTGTCTTTGGAGCTGTAAGTAGTCGGTTGCCAAACATTGCAAACCGCACCATTAGTCCCGACGGTACTTGTCAGACTTGAGCAACCCGCCATCAGAATTGTCAACCCGATCACCAGCATTAACCGCATTTTGGGTTCTCCTCAGTATATCCGTTTGAGCAGCCGCTTCCATATCGGCAACAGCGTCCGCTCTAATTTTATAGTAAACGCCAGAAACAACAATAACAGCAAGGACGGCAATGGCAACATATCTCCCAATCGGGGTTAACAAAAATGCGATCATAGGCCATGTTCCTTCATGTGCTGTGAGCGCCAATACCAAATGGCCAGTCCAAGACCGACCAAGGCCAACATTAATAGAAAATTAGTATTATGCAACAACCCAGTAACCGTACTTACAAGATCAGTTGCATCTTGGGCCTGAGCCGTTACTTCTTTTGCTGCGCTTAAGCCACCAATCGCCGTTGTGGCGATAGCAGCGTTGCCCTGTTTGCTTTCCAACATGGTTTTTTGTGGCTCAATTGAGACGGGATCAGGTTCGGCCCGATGATCTGGCTCCTCATGCGGATGGTTGTGGGCCAGCGCCCAAACCGCACATTCTGCCTGCCGACGACGAACCAAGCCGGGCAATTCCTTGCCGCCCGCCTTAGTCCACTTCATCAACTCAGCTGGAACAGCGTCAAAATCGCTCGCATTGACTTTTTTAAGCAAAGTAGACTTTTGCAGCGCCCCAACGCCAGCATTATATGCAAAATCCACCAAAACATCGAATTGGTGCTGGTCAAGTTCAACCGTAACGCATCCTGCTACGCTGCGTTCAAATTTGGCCAAATCGCGGGCCAGAATTTGCTCAGCCTTATCCTGCGTAATGGTCATACCATCATAAACAGNAGGATCACCAGCGGCAGAAGTGTGGCCATAACCAATAGTCCAAATGCCAGCGGGGCATTTATATGCCTTGAGCTTGCAACCCTCAAACTTTTGCAGCAGATCGCGCCTGCCTTCATCGGACATTTTCATTATACTTAACTCCTTAAAAGTATAATCCCTACAACCATCATTATAGTTAGCAATAATATAACAATGAAGCTGACAACAGCTGCTTCCCGAATATCTTCCATTTTTTGCGCCTGCTTGCGAGCTTCTTCCCAGCGCTCTTTTTCAATTTCCTTGCGAATACTAATTACCTCACGCTGAACTTGGTCCCACGCCGCCAACCCGTATTGACCAACAAACATATTTTTAGCTTTTAACGCCAAATCTTGCGCCTCAGCTTTAGCCGTATAGCGCTCAATGGCAATTTGTTCTGCGGATTTTCTGTTAAAAAGCCCTTTTTGGGGCGGTTCAGCAGCAAGTTGGGTGAGTTTTGCTAAACTGCCCCACAAATCCGACAAATCATTCGCCATCGACCGGATTTCTTTTCCAGCCGCTATTCCTGCTTTTAGGCCGCTATATGCCGTTTGCGCTATCGCAAGAATAGTTAATGGGTCCATCGGTCATTTATCTACTTTGCCGTCTAGTTTGTCGAAAATCTTACCAAGCATATCCTCAATACGCTTCATAGATTCACTGTGCTCATCACGCCTAACATAGTTTGTTGGCAAATTTACTTCAATTGTGTGAACGTCCACCCGAAGATCAGCAACAGCATCCCACAGCTGCCGGGCGAACCAGCCCATAACCGCTAATGCCGTCCCCGCANNNAGGTTGATAATNCCCTGCATTTCCATTACGCACCTGTTAAATTACTTCAGCCGACGGTTCAGGCTCGATGGCGGGAGGAACATAAACGGGGGCAGGCGACCAAACNCCGTTTTCAAAAAAATCCCCGTTGTTTGCTTCATCTGGCACATCTGTATCATAAAATTTAGCTACTTCAGCTGTATAACATTCCTCTGGATTACCGGGGGAAACGTCACGAACACGACCATTTTCAATCCATGCTTTTTTCATCTTAATATCCATCCGTCCAAAACAAAGCCACCATCCCAACGCCACCTGCGCTATTTTGTATATTAGTAGCTGCCAGACCATTGGCATAGTGCATAAATCCACCTCCGCCTCCACCATACTTACCACCACTACCGTTGTACCATGGAGAAGCAGAAGGGGTAGCGCGATAGTAATAATATAGCCGCCCGACCCTCCGAATAAATTAGCGGTCCCTGTTGCGGGTGTAGATGTAGAAGAATTTGTCCCACCCATAACGCCAGAACCAATAGTTGAACCAAATTTTGGTCCCGCCCCTATTATACTGCTTGTTACTGGCCCACCAGTATTAGCAGTTCCACCTATATAAAATAATTGATTTGTTAAATAATCAATAAAAGATAGATTACTGATGTAAGGATAATATGTTTGTGTTGCGTATCCAAAGCTAGACGTAACTCTTGTTCTGCCAAATCCTGCACCATTTGTGCCAGAAGCGTTGCCGTTATTAATACCTCCGCCTCCAGCCCCCGTTGTGCCGCCCGCGCCGCTCCCGCCATTTCCAAAATATGTACCAGCAGCACCACCTCCAGCTACAGCAGCAGCCCCCGCTGTGCCGCCCGCGCCGCCAGTTGCAGTAACAGCCAATCGTGTTAATGAAGTTGATCCTGCCCCACCTGTACCACCGGATGCAGTTGTGGTTAAACTCGCTGCGCCACCAGCCCCACCTGTTGCTGATATAAGTGAGCCTATAGAAGAAGTTCCGCCTGCCGAGCCTGACGTTGAAAGAGGGAAAGTCGTTGAAGCTGCGGATGATCCACCCGCACCCACAATAATATTGCTAATTGTTTGCCCCGGTATAACGTCAATTATCCCGGAAGCAAAACCCCCGCCACCGCCGCCTGAAGCGCGTGCGCTTGGGTTTGTTGCAGAATCAGTTGCTACGACAGCACCAGCACCACCGCCGCCAATAACAAAAGCATATAGTTGAAAAACATTCGGCGGGACAATAAAAGAATAAGTTCCAGCAATATCGAATAATTTATACATTCCCCAGTAAGGGGGATGTATTTTTGTTGGCGCATTTGGGGCGATGGGCAATCCATATTGTGCAAGATTCATAATTAAAACCCCTCAGTCCAAAAAAATGCAACCAAACCGCACCCACCATATCCACCAGTTGAAGTGCAATTG